AAGAAATTAGGATCAAACTGCTCAGGCAGGATGTCGTCCGTCACACCCATCGCAGCATATTTTTGCTTGATCTGTTCGTAGTTCTCTGGGGCGGCCAAAATCTCATCAACCATGTTGTTGAGCATGTCCAGCACTTCCATCGGGACGTCCAGCGCCTCCAGCTCTGCTCTAAAAGCAGCAACGTCCTCTGGGGCAACTTGCGAAGCGCCCGCTAACATCTCGTCGCCAAATTCCTTTGGAGACACAGTCTGACGCATCTGGTCGTAAACGGCCATTGTTTCGGGGTTGGCAAAAGGATTAGCGCCTTCTTGAGGCATTTCCATTGCGGCTTGAGGTGCTTGGGCCATGTCAATTCCTTGGGGAAAATTGGTTGTTAGATTGTATTACGTTGAGGTCTTTATGCGAAGTACTTGGCTGTTTGTAGTAGTGCCAGTTGTTGTGTCCCTAAAGACATCACCAAGTCGTAATGTATCTATGTCTGCATCTGTTGGAAGAGTGTCTAGATTTAGATTTAATGTCGCACCGCCCATGTTTCCGGGGTTAGACAGTTGGCGAAAAAACAGGCGCAAAACGTTGTTTAATTGGTCCTGATATTGACGCTCATAGTCATTTGGGGCCAATGGCAGATTTGGTGGGGTTACGTTTATCTCAGCCATCAGCGTCTACCATCCTGACGGATATCAATACGAGGCGCTCCGATCTGCCACGCCGTTCCAAGCTGATTGGATTCAATCTTAAAGATCATCTGGCGGCCACGCAGACGCGTGTAGAGCTGCCCTGTGAACTCTTCCGTGATCACATAAGTGCTGCCCTTGAGCACCGCACCGTTGGCCGAGCTTGTGACGCCTGAGCCAGAGTTTTGCAGGCCATACAAGGTCATCGTAATCTCTGGTGCATCGCCGTTGGGCGCGTTGCTTGATCCTGCAAACGTCAAGTCCGGCAACATACGCCAGACAAAACCAAAGTTGTGACCATCACCAATGTCAAATTCAGCAGAGGAAATGTAAGCGTTGATTGGCGCGGGAGTCGCGGTCGCCGCATCGTCCACACCATCTTCATGGTTGACGATGTTGTTCAAATAGGTCGCTGCAATTGGGAACTGAAGCAGTCCAGAATCCAACCATGCTGTGCGGGCCAATGTGCCGTAGTACCAAGCGTTTTCAAGGTAGTTGAAAACGACATATTTGTCCACGGCAGTGGAGTTTTCTGAGCAGTAGAACCACCAGACCTCATTAAAACCTTCGTTTGTTCCTGCAAACACTTGCTCATTCTGGTCCGCGTTGAAGTCTCCAAACACAAATTTACGAAGATCGCAGTTCAGCGTCTGAACACGTCCGTCATACAAGTAGAACTTGTCCACACCCATCCAATACACGATACCAGAAGCAATTACTGCAGCGTTTGGACCAACAATAGAAACGTTATCGCCCAAAAGCTGAGAACCCCACACATACGGAGGTCCTAGGTATTGCAAAGAATACAGCGATGAATCAGTAAAAACCACAATCTCTTGACGAGTCTGAACCGATGTCACGATTTCTGAGCCGTGAGACAAGCGCACACTGCCGGCTTGATTGGTTGCTGTGGGTGTCCAGTTATATGGGTCATCCTGACCAGACCAACGAATCAACAAAGGGTCTATCGTTGCACTGCCGTAATCATTACAGCCCATCGCAAGAATGAAGCGTGATGTATCTGAAACAGTAAATGTATTGGTGGCTGTGGGCACATCCACAATCAACGACACGTACACACCAGAACCGGTAGAAGCGGTGTTGATCAAATTACCTAGGCTGTCGGTAATCTTAAAGGTAAGGCCTTCTGCCTGATAAACGTAGTACGTTGTTGCAGCAGAAACGCCAGAAGGTAGTGAAGAACTGGCCGCAAACTGCAGCGCCGCACCTTCGTTGAATTCCACAGTAGAAGTCACCACTGTGGGCGAAGCACTGGTAAACGTCACGCTGCCACCAAGGCTGCTAAGCAACACGCCACGGGAAGCTACCCCACCGGTGGCATCCCAGTAATACATGCCCCCGCCGCGAGGGCCATAAATCAAATCTTCGCCGTAATTAATCTGGTTCCACAACTGAATGCTCACAGCAGTAGATTGGCCATTTCCCCAAGTCCCGCTGCCCCAGCCTCCTGCTCCCCAGCCTACCAAAGGCTGCTGGATTGCGGGTCCCACATTAAGTTGATATGCCGCGACAACAGAAGCGCCACCGCCGGGGGAGCCCGCAGCATCTGTAGCATTGGCCGTAGCGGATGCAGTAAACGTGTATGTATTTGCTGTCAGTACTGTGACCTGATACTCTGCATTTAGAACAGTTGCAGTGATGTTTCCACCAAGGCCTACCGCACCGCTAAAGGTGACAAAATCGCCAGTTACGCAACCGTGGGAAGTATCCGTAACGGTAATGGTGCTTGAGCCGTTAGTCGCGACAAAAGGGTTGTTGTTAATGGTCGATGAAGCGCGGATCGGGGTGATGTCAAAATAGGCCCCGCCCTGTGAGATATAAAACTTCAGGTTAGTGCCTACTCCCACCAGATTCTGTCCGGCAAGCGTAATCCAGTTCCAAAGAGAGCGGCAAACACCTAAAAAGGTGCTGGGGTTAAAGCGTGTCCAGCCACCGATTTTCTCTGGTGTGCCTTGACGAAAACGGATTTTATCGCACTCGTACCAACCGCCTTCGGTTGTGTATCGCGTGTTCTCCCGGTTGACGCCCGGCTTAAACAGGATTTTTTGTAATGGCATCGGCAGTCCTAGGATAGAAACAGTGCTTTTTCAGCGTCCCTGCGCTTTTTTAGCCCTGCAAGTATTTTGCCACCACCCATGCAATACAGCAAGAGTGCATCGGCTGCGCCTTCCCAATCACCTCGGTTAATCTTCATCCGAATAGACGAGCGCTGAAAAGTGCCCAGTCCGGCGTTGAAGGCAAAAGAGACACACGCGTCGAAAGCACCTTGACGACCAGCAACAGGGGGAGCAAGTCTAAGAACACCGCGTTCAAAACTAGCGACGTCATCTGCGAATAGTTTCTCGATCTCTTCTTTAGTCCAGACACGGTTGTCCTCCGGTTTCAGTGGCATCTCTTTGCGGATCATCGGGGTCTCTTTCCCCTCAACACGCACCACTGGTAATCTAATCTGCTCTTGGTAAAGTACATGGCCGTAGCCAATTGTCCAGATGTGAGCAGGGCACAGGTATGGTTTAGTCCTGTACCCCTCATACCGGTGCATCAAATCAGCGCCAGCTTTGCTCAGTTTCATTTCTTAGCCCAGCTACGTGAGCCAAACCAAAAGCCAATAATACCGCCCAACATGGCCATTTCATCGCTTGAGAAAACAATGTCAGCCACGCGCACCAAGTCTTCAATTGTTACAACAAGACCGGGGTTTGAGTACACAAAATACGCCAACCAAGCATTAATAGCGCACAGCTCAAGGATGAAGATGTAAGTTACTGTTGGGCGAACAGTGCCAATGTAGCTTGCCACCCAAGTGCTGGCTTTTGCCAAAACAGCTTTGTCATGGTCATAGGCCGCAACAGTCATCTCTGCATCGGTCTGCATGGCAATCTGGTCGGTGCGAATTTCTTCAATCTTTTGCTGGGCGGCAAAGCCCTGTGCAATCATCTGAAGTTCTTTGTGGAATTGGATTACCACAGGCGGAGCTAACCTACTTGGAGTGGGCACTAACTTAAAGTTTTACATTGAACTTGGTGGTGTTTATAACGACATTACGCCAATTCGTGCTTCGTCCACAATCAATTCCAATCCTTTTGCTGGCAATGGCACTACGACCGTTACGGTAACTGACACAGCACACGGCGGCACTACTGGGGATTTTGTGACTTTTAGTGGGGCTACAGGCACATACGCCTCTATTTTCAATGCAGAGTTTCAGATTACTGTACTCACCTCTGATACGTACACAATTACCACCGGGTCTGAAATTGCCGCAGGAAACTACGGTGGGGCATCGGTTGTAGCGGCTTACCAAATTAATATTGGCTCTGAAGTAGAGCAACCAATTATTGGCTGGGGTGCTGGTGGATGGGGCTTGGGAACTTGGGGTAATGGTGGTGGTTCCTCAACCATCCCCATGAGGCTTTGGTCACAATCAAACTTTGGCGATAATTTAATTTTTGCTTATCGTGGTGGCCCCATGTATTACTGGGATGCTACCGGAGGAGTGAATACCCGTGGCGTATTAGTTTCCAGTATTGTGGGCGCTGATGCAGACGTTCCAACTGTAATGAACTTCTTGTTTGTATCAGACACAAGCAGGTTTGTATTTGCTTTTGGGTGTGATGACTACAGCTCTTCCTCTCAAAACCCAATGTTAATTCGTTGGTCAGAACAAGAGTCAATACTTATTTGGACACCTGCCCCTACCAATCAAGCTGGTAGCGTTCAGCTATCACACGGCTCTGAGATTATTGCGGCCATCCAAGCTCGTCAAGAGATTGTGGTTCTGACTGACTCAGCTATTTATTCACTTCAGTATCTTGGCCCCCCAGTTATTTGGGGTACTCAGCTTTTGGGTGATAACATTTCAATTGCAGGGCCAAACTCTGTTGCAATTGCTTCAGGTGTTGTTTATTGGATGGGCGTAGACAAGTTCTATAAATATGACGGTCGCGTTCAAACTTTGCGTTGCGACCTGCGTTTATACATATTTAACGACATTAACCCAGATCAGGCGGATCAGTTCTTTGCCAGCACGAACGAAGGATTTAACGAAGTCTGGTTCTTCTACTGTTCCGCCAACTCAAACACAATTGACAAGTACGTTGTCTATAACTACTTTGAAAACAATGGCGAAGGCGCTTGGTATTACGGAACTATGGCTCGTACCGCTTGGCTAGACTCTGGTTTACGTAACTACCCTATGGCGGCAACAACCATAAACAACATTGTCTACCATGAGAATGGTACAGACGATAACTCTACCGCCACCACTACCGCCATTACAGCGACTATTGGTTCTGCTGAGTTTGACATTGACGATGGCGATCACTTTGGTTTTGTCTGGCGTATCTTGCCTGACATTACGTTCAATGGATCTACCGGCACCAACACACCGCAAGTAACCATGACGCTGATCCCCATGCAGAACTCTGGCTCAGGCTATAACGATCCAATCTCATCGGGCGGGAACAGTAACGCTACCGTTGCACGTACATCTACCGCAGTCATTGAACAGTTTACTGGTCAGGTATATGTAAGGGTTCGTGGCCGTCAGATGATTCTTCAAATTGACTCCAACACCATTGGCACTCAGTGGCAGTTAGGCAGTCCTCGTATCGACATCCGTCAAGACGGCAGAAGGGGTAACTCATGAGTATGTTTCAGGCATCACCGCCTAGACTTCCCGTTGCTCCCAACGAATATAGCCCCGTGTATATATCGCAAATGTTGAACATTCTTAACTTGTACTTCCAGCAGTTAAATGCCGTTCAACCAATCAGCGTTGCCCAGCTGAACATTGACGTTGAAAGATTTCCAACTCAAGCAAACCTTGCAGACTTGCGGGTGGGTGATGTTTATAGAGATAGCTCTGCCGGTAACGTATTAAAGATTAAAGTTTAATATGGCATTTAGA